CAATAATCCATACCAAGAGTAACTGTTAGGTTTTGAGCGGCAGCTTCATTATCCCAATTATACTCACCAAATTCAGCGGCTTTTATAAAAGCTCCTTTAATAATCCATTCTGAGACTATATCACCTACAGGTCCTAAAACATCAATTGTTAGATCTTTTTTATAAAAATCTGAATATCCATTTCTACCTGTTACTGACTCATGGTGTAAACGAACCCATTCCATTACTGCTTGAGCTCCTGATGGAGTGATTGGATCGAACATTGTCATTGTTAAATCATTCCATTTTAATTTACCCTTAATTTTTCTATACGTGTTGATATGATTAAGAACAATTTCTTCCTGCGAGAATCCGACGGATGAAATACCTTTAATTGTATACGATGGAACACCGTCCACATACATGATAAATCTATTCTGTACCTTAGGTTCAAAAGCTGTGAAAAATATTTCGTTTGGATCTATTACTGCCATTTTGCTTTATATTATGTTGTTATTTTGTTATAAATATTAAATTTTCCTTCTTTTATGCTGGGAAAGTTGCTCCAGTTGGTAAAACATTGAAATCTAGGTAAATAAATTCTGCTGTTTTAGTTGGTTGTAAGTAAATTTGACCAATTAATTGGTTTCTATCAATTACATCCGCAGTATTATTTGAAGAATCCATAATTACTTTAAAAGCATACAAACCTTGTCTTTGTTGTACTGATTCTAAATATGGGTTAACTTGACTTAAAAATGCATTTCTAGTAGCAATAGTATTTTGTTCGAATACTAAATTATCTGCAACTTGTGAAATGTAAGATTTAAGTTGAATTAATAATCTTCTAACATTTACTCTATCTAAAGCGCTTGCTTTTGTTTGTAATGTTTTTTGTCCAAATACTACTGTACCGGATCCTGGGAATGAAGCTATTGGATTTACTTTACCTTGATATAGTGTATCTCTGTTTGATTGTGAGAATTTTCTTTCAGGACGTACTACTGTAGCTAATCCACCTCTATTCAAACCTGCAGGTGCAAACCATGCTTCTCCTACTCTATCATTGTAAGCATAAACTCCTGGAATCATTGTTGAAGCTGGAACCCATACTAATTCTCCTGTTTCTGGACTTGTCGTTTGTAACCATGGGGCATAAACTGCAGCATAACTGGAATTGTATGATGAAGCTTCGGATGTCATGGAATTAATTGTAGCACCATATGTTGAAGCATCTACAATTGCGATTGCATCTCCTCTTTCTTGTACCATATTAATTAATTTGGTAGTTGTAGAAGGTGCAGTTTCAATCATAATACCAGGTACTGTAATTGAGTTAAATATATATTCATCTTGATTTGATAATAAATCAATTGAAGTAGTATAATTGGTATTATTTAAACCTTGAATATTTTCAGAATTAACAATTTGCTCATTAAATGCAGCTCCGGCTGTTTCAAAATAAACTTGCCCGGTTGCACTTTCAAATGAACCACTAGCTATTTGTGGTAAAGATGAAGTAAATTCTCCTTTAAAATCTCCGTTATTATCAAAATATTGTGGGGTTTTAGCATTTACTGCTGAAATATATACATATCTTGATTTGTTAGGATAAGTACCATTATCTTGAACATATGGTGTTGTATCACTAGTATTAACTGTTTTGTAACTATCACCTATTACTTTTGAAATATAATTTGGTGCTGTTGGATCTAATGATAAATTAGTAAATGATTCTAATACTGTTTTAGCATCTGTAGTATCACTACCTCGTCTAACTAATAATGTAAACGTACCTGAAGATGTACTAAATTGAGGAATTTCCCATCTTAAATTATCATTTGAACCTGAAACTAAAGCCCCATTAACTTCTGATCCTGAACTATTCATAATAGTACCTTCACCAAATGTTTTTAGTGTAAATGAAGTTGTCTTTGTACTTAATGCACTACCTGAAATATTTGTTGATGTTGCACTTGTAAATGATCCAGATACAACTCTAGTTACTAATAGTGTAGTTCCACCATTATTAAAGTAGTTGTAAGCAGAGTTTGAAGTTAAAAATTCTTGTTGCAAACTTGCGCTTAAGAAAGTTGTTCCGAATGCTTGAGTATACTCACTATATGAGGTTACTAAAGTTGGGATTCCAACTGGACCTTTAACTGTTGGGCCTATGATTGCAGCGCCTGCTTGAATTGGTTGGGCGGTTACTGCTGAAAGATCGTTCTCTCTAGCTAATACACCTGGTGATAATAATGTTTCTGCCATTTTATTGTAGATTATAAATATGTTTTGTTATAAATATTATACTTTTTATCAAAATTCAAACTAGTATAATAGTTCATTTAATTTTATTCCGCAATACATATGACACATTTGGTTAAAAATGTAACACATTTTGGATTGATTTTAAAACTTGAGAGGGTTTTATAGATTTAGTACATTCAAAATGTAGTAATGTACCTTTATGGTCAGGACACCATTCCCAATCTCCAGGATTTAACCACTCACGATTGAAACATCCAGTACAATTACCTTCAGGTGTTGATACTCTTTCACAGTCTTCAAATTCAGTATAAGATTCACTAAAGCCTGAAATTAATACTACTGGGGTATTTATAGCCCAAGCTAACCAAGATAACCCACTACCTACACCTATAAAGGCTTCAGCATGTTTAATTTGGTTCATTCTAGTTTCAATTGGAAAGTCACCCGTTTCATTAATTACATTTAATAAAGTACCCCCTAGTTTTGAATCATGCCACTCATCATTTAAGGGTTCTTGAGTAATCATCATTACTTTATAACCTTTTACATTTAAAGTATCAATTATTTTCTGCCAACCCCCGGGATGGTTCCAATACTTAGCATGTGCCGAAGCATGTGGAGCAATTACAACATATTTTTCTTCTATTGGGCGACCTGTATCTTGAAAATCTAAAATTGGTTTTACTTCTTTATAATCTAAACCCAAAATTTTGGTTGATGCTTCTTGTAAAGGGATTGGTTTAAAATCACAAGGTATTCTTTGTGAGTTAAATGTTTTATCATCATTGTAAAACCACCCAACACCATACATAGCATATAAATCTGGAACAGAGTCACCAGGGGTAGAAAATTCTATTTCTGGGTATTTTGTTTTAAACCAATTATTTTTAAATGTAGAAACTATAACATGGCAATTCCATTTTTTTCTAAATTCTTCAACATATGGAAACCATGCTAATGTGTCACCAATAGCATTTGAATCTAAATGAATGTAAACTCTCTTACCTTCAGGATTATATTGATGTTCAAATACTAACTCATTAGTAGATAATTCATAAATTTTTATTTCCCAACAAACAAAGTATTTTACATTAGTTCTAGTCCACATATTATTACTAATAACAGTATCATGGACAATTTCATTAGTATCTAAATTCTTTATTGTAACTTTATATTGTTTATCTTGTTTACCTAAGATTTCTACAAATGCCCCTTCAATAAAATTAATATTAAAAGTATTAGAAGGTATCTTAATGGGTAAGTTAAGGTTTTTGATGGAGTTGTATGTATTAATTAATTCTTGTTTCATAACACTTGATTATATATTTTAAGTAATTCTATTGTTCTATTTTCCCAACTAAAATCAATACCAGTTTTAGTTGAGTCTTTTATGTATTTACCCCAATTATTTAAAATATCATCTAAACCCCTTTCCATATCAAATATGTTACGTGGAGATCTCCACATTCCAAAGAAATCAGTTTCCATTTCAATCCAACCAATAATAGGTAAACCACACGCTGCTGCTTCTAATAATGTAAGATTAGGATGTCCAGCTTCCAACTCTGAAGGATGGAGAAATATATCGTGGTCTAAATAAACTTGCCTTAAATCAGCATTACTAGGTTCCCAAATAAATTTTAATTTTGGGTAATTTAAAACCCATAAATTTTCATTTATCCAATTTTGATTATTTTTAGGACCTACAATAGTAAGTGGTAAGTTACGTAACATAGCTAAACCAACACCATATGAAAATCCCTTTCTATCATGTCCATTTTTACCACCCATACCATTATTAGCAACCATTAATAATTTTGGTTCTTTAGGTAGTAATTTAGGAATACTTTCAGGATAAAACCCATTAGTATTAACCCCATGAGCAAAATACATGCACTTTGGATGATTAAAATAATCTACTAACCATTTAGCAGGCATTAATGAAATTAATGAACCTTCAATTGCTTCTAAATTTTCTTTAAAGGTTGATGATTCTTTACCATAGTATTTTACATGGTGATCGTGCAATTGGTAGATATATGGAATGCCTCTATTTTTTAAATCTATTGCTAAATTAGCTACATGACAGTGAACTATATCAAACTCACCAGGTTTAATATGACCCGCCAGTTTATGAGTAGACTCATGACCTAATTTTCTTTGGTTTTCTTCAAACTCCCATATAATTTTTTCTATTGCTCCCCAATTTTTAGGAGGGATATCTAAACCACATGCAGGGTCAATGTGAACTATTTTCATAATGTTGCGTATATTTCAGGGCTATTTTTATCCATTCCTTTAAATTCTTGTTCTATAATACTAAAACCTGGCAGGTGTTTAGTATAAATTCTTTCTGCGGTACCTACTTTTAATTGAGCCACATTACACACCCACATATCAAAAGCATCCCAAGGAGTATTATTGATTTTATTCTGGATATAATTAATTTTATTATTATTAATTAAATATGATTGAGCTGGAATAAATGGTGTTATATCTGTGTAAAGATCTTCAATTTTAGGTCCATTTAAGTTACGATTATTAAATGGGTTTCCAAATCCAATAATATCCTGATTATTTTCTTTTGCTAACCTACTAAAACGATCTAATGATTGTTTTAATTCACTAAACGGAGAATCTACAATTACATCACCTTCAAAAATTAAGACATAATCATAATCCTTATTATCTTCAGCTAATAGTGCATCTGTATGGGCTTTATAACAACCATAATGTCCTGGGGCTAACTTATAATGTCCGGGTTTGTCTTGAACATCATCTGGCCTATTGCAATTATCTTTTGGTGGTAGTTCTGTCCAGATTTTATTTATGCGTTGTTCATATTTAATACCTGTTAATTGGCAAAATTCTTTTACATTTTCTGAAGAACGGATTTCTTTTTCATTTGTATCCGGTTCTGTAACTAAATGCATTAGTTTAATTTTAGGTTTTATTTCATATTGGGATCTATCCCCAAACCATTCAAATAAACCATTTTTAAATATTTGGTTATTTCTATAATCATCATCAACTATTACTGTTTTAGAATCTAATTGAACATTGGTAGCTAAATCATAAGTATCCCAAGTAACTTTAAATATATCTCCTTCAGTAAATTTTACAATATCATATACGTGAAATTTGCTAGTGATTTGAAATTCTGCGGTATTTGTAATTACCCCATTTTTTTCTAAAGTGTATTTTAATAAACGGCTATCATTACTATTTGAAATTTGTACAAATGGGGTAAAGTGGTCTGGGATATTACTTGGTAGGATTGTAAAATATTCTACTCGGGAGTAATCTTTATGAGTAAAGGTTTCAACACATTTAGATTGGAATTTTTCTCTTTCTTCCCAATAAACATTTGATTCATTTTTAAATCCATGATACATAAGATTTTCTAAACCATTAGATTCAGCTCCCCACTTAGACATTAAAGCATCATACTGTTGGGCATTGTCAATTTTAGGTTTTTGTAAGAAAAATTCAGGACGAATACCTAAAAACCAAGTTGTTATTTGTTTACCCTCTAATGCTTGATCTTCTCCAAAAAATGCATCTTTAGTATTAAGAATAGAACTAATTTTGTTTACATAAGATTCATCTTTTAAGATGTAGTCATAATTGAGAAAATATACCTTTTTAATACCTAAACCTTCAGCTAAAGCACACCCATTATAGTAATTTGTATAACAAGTGGGACCATGATATACATCATTATCTTCACCTGTTAAATTAATGTGAGCTTTCATCTCATTCGTAGACATCCATGAATTTGTATAAAAGGTATGTTTAGTTAAAATGTTATGATTATCATTAATTGAGTAATCTGCTAATTTATCTAATTCTTCTGGTATTGGTATGTGGGATGTTAGAATAACTTTACGCCCTGTAGCTTTAACAGCTTTAATACACTCTATAGTTGTATCAATTACAGCTTTAGTATTAGGGTAGGTAGAAATGATAAATGCTTCCTCTTTAGGATCAATGTTTAAGGGTTTTTCATATTTAAAATCTGATAAATTTAAAACTGAAGCTATTATATCCTTGTTTTGATTTTTATCCTCAGTATTTAAATAATCTACACTATCAAATGTATCAAAATAATCTAAATATACTGGAAGATTATAAATGAGTAGGTTCATATTCCATGAAATAGCTTCACGAATTACTAGAGGCATTGTTTCTTTATCCGTGTTAGTTCCACGAGAAGTAAATAGGAATAAGTCCATCGCCTTATAAAAGTTATCCACATCACTACGTTCATTCCACCAGATTACATTGGCAGGCTTGTCAGCCATTAAGGGCTCCCAATAATGTCTAAAATTATCTGCTTGATTACCAACACTGTGAAATTGAACATCAGGAAGCATTTTAGCGTATTCAAAAAACTCTGCTTGATTTTTTCTAGGTGTAAATAACCCAACGTGTAAAACATGTTTTTTATTAGGATCTAAACCTAAAGCACTTAATGCTTCTTCTCTATTTGGGCGTTCTTTATACTCAATTGGATAATAAATTACCTCTTGAGGTACGTTAATATTTTTATATTGTTTTTTCTGCCATTCTGATACAAAAATAAACTTATCTGGTAAGAATGTTTTATTATTAGTATCCATTGATGAATCGTGGGATGTTTCTATTAAAGAATAAGATCTATCTTGATTATATAATCTTTTAGCAATCTCAAAATCCATAAAATATTCAGGAATTTCTTCTAGATGAATTATGTCGGGTTGGATTTGATCGATAATATCGAAAAGTTCAGTTTTATCTTCACCTAAAACAAAAAATCGTTCAGGGGGGATCATACTTTGTAATCGATCCTTTTGAACAACTAGAACACCACCCGTTAAATTATCCCATTCAATTAAATATACTTCAATTTCATCTTTTATTAATTCTACTTTTTTAGTAAGATATTGGGGTAGCCCTCCTGTAGATAAGTGAGGGGCAATGCAAAGCAATTTTTTCATAAACTAATTTTAACAATATAACGTAATATAATAACTAATATTTACATATCCAAATTATAACCTATTACTGAGTCCAAGCAGGCATCCAATAGTCTGTACCCCCAATATTAACTACTACCCAACCTGCAGCATTTAATCCACTATTATCTGGAACTTGAGCATCTAGAAATCCAAAATTAGCGGGTGCATTACCACGAGAGTTAAATGTATGACCCGCCCCAGCAGCACCACTAGTACCTGATGTACCCGGAGAGCCTGGAGTACCTGATCCTGAAGTACCATTTGAGCCTTGGATTGTTGATCCTGCAGTATTAGATGCTCCTGAAGTACCTGCAGTACCTGTTGTACCTGAAGTATTTGACCCTCCAGAATTACCACCTAAACCTGATGTACCTGTTGATCCTGCTGTTCCCGCAGTTCCTGAAGTACCTGAAGTACCACCCTTACCTGAAGTTCTAGATGCTCCTGTAGTACCATTTGTACCTGAAGTACCGGAAGTACCGTTTTTACCTGAAGTACCACTTGCACCTACTGTACCTGAAGTACCCGTTGAACCTGATGTTCCGGATAAACCAGAAGTTTTAGATGATCCTGTAGTACCTGATGTGCCTGATGCACCTGAAGTACCTGAAGCACCTACGGTACCTGAAGTACCGGTTGAACCTGAAGTTTTACTCGAACCGGAAGCACCTGCTATACCTGTAGTTCCTGTTGAACCTGATGTTCCTGAAGTACCTGCTTTACCTGAAGTACCTGTAGCCCCATTTGTACCTGATGTACCTGTTGTACCTGATGTACCTGGTGAAGTACCACTTGTACCATTTAAACCATTTGTACCTGAAGTACCTGTTGTACCTGAAGTACGGCTTACACCATTAGTACCTGATGAACCGGATGTGCCTGATGTACCTGGTGATGTTCCCGATGTTCCAGTTAAACCGTTTGTACCTGAAGTACCGGTTGTTCCTGAAGTTCCTGATGTTTTGCTTGAGCCTGAAGACCCCGTTGAGCCTGAAGTACCTGAAGTTTTGCTTGAGCCTGATGCTCCTGCTATACCTGTAGTTCCAGTTGAACCTGATGTTCCTGAAGTGCCGGCTTTACCTGAAGTGCCATTATCCCCATTAGTACCTGATGAGCCTGTTGTACCTGAAGTACCTGGTGAAGTACCACTTGTACCCGCAACTCCATTTGTACCTGAAGTACCGGTTGAACCTGAAGTTTTACTTGCACCTGAAGCTCCTGTTATACCTGTTGTTCCTGTTGAACCCGAAGTTCCTGAAAGACCTGATGAGCCTGTTGAGCCTGATGTTCCAGCTGTACCTGATTTTCCTGAAGTTTTACTTGCACCTACTGTTCCGGATGTACCTGAAGTACCTGCTGTACCTGAAGTAGCACTTAATCCTGATGAACCACTAGTACCTGAAGCACCGGTTGAACCCGAAGAACCTGAGGTACCACTTGTACCATTTGTTCCTGATAAACCTGAGGTGCCTGAAGCACCTACTGTACCTGAAGATCCAGTTGAACCTGAAGTACCTGAAGTTTTACTTAAACCTGCTGCTCCTGCTATACCTGTAGTTCCTCCTGAACCAGATGTTCCTGAAGTTCCTGCTTTTCCACTAGTACCATTACCTCCATTTGTCCCAGATGTTCCGGTTGTACCTGAAGTACCTGGAGAAGTGCCACTTGTACCAGCAACTCCATTTGTGCCTGAAGTACCTGTTGAGCCTGAAGTCTTGCTTGAACCTGCTGCTCCTGCAATACCTGTTGTTCCTGTTGAACCTGCAGTTCCTGAAGTACCTGCTGTACCTGAAGTACCAGCTAAACCTGATGAGCCTGAAGTACCAGCTAAACCTGAAGTGCCACTAGCACCATTTGAACCTGAAGATCCCGTTGATCCAGAAGTGCCTGAAGTTTTGCTTAAGCCTGCTGCTCCTGCAATACCTGTTGTTCCTGTTGAACCTGAAGAGCCTGAAAGACCTGATGAGCCTGTTGAACCTGCTGTACCTGATGTTCCAGCTGTACCTGATTCTCCTGAAGTACCATTTGCACCATTTGAACCTGAAGACCCCGTTGAGCCTGAAGTACCTGAAGTTTTGCTTGAACCCGAAGCTCCTGCTATACCTGTAGTTCCGGTTGAACCCGAAGTTCCTGAAAGACCTGATGAGCCTGTTGAACCTGCTGTACCTGATGTTCCTGAAGTACCAGCTAAACCTGAGGTGCCTGAA